TTATGTGGTCGGGAATCAATAGACAAGAATACTTAATGCGTTTTGAAAATACTTGGCGACAAATGAATTGGTCAAATTGGTACTGTGATTTAAAAACAGGGCTCACAGATGTAACAAGATCAGTTCTTCATCACCACCCTGGCGTTACAGATACCGAACAAGAAGTTCTACAAGGATGGGCAAAGTTTAAAAGTGTAAAGTATAACTTAAAAACTACTTTAAATTACATGATAGGATTAAAGTATTTTTTACAAGCTAAAAATATTCCTTATCTTTACTATAATTTTTCTGATGGGCAGTACAAACCTTTCTTTAAATTTTTAGATGAAGAATATTTTGAAGCTGCGAACTTCACATGGAGTCCTACTGTTACTCTTACTAGAGAAGACTACTTAGCAGAACTTCCACATCTTACAGAAAAAATAGGAATGTATGATTTTACAAAGAAACATGGATACAAGATTGGTAAGAGAGACCATCCTCTTGAAGATGCTCATCAAGCATATGGTGAGTACATAATTAAGGACATTTACGAAAATGAATATGATAAAATCTTGGTTTAAGAAATTACAAGTCATGTGGTTTGAATGGAAACTAAAACGAAACTACCACGCAGACACCTATGTCTATGAGGATGAGTAAAGTTGTTCCTGAAAATTTTTGCCACATTTTCAAAAATAATTCTTGACTTTTGGTCAAGATTTCTATATAATATATAAATATTTGAGAGAGAAACAATTTGAGAGAAATTATACCACCGACAAGTTGCCCCGCATGTGACTCTGTTCTTGAGTTAGTCAATGAACAGTTGTTCTGCAGGAACTACGCTTGTCCTGAACAGTGGGATAAAAAGTTGTCTCATTTTGCTTCTACTCTAAAAATCAAAGGACTTGGTCCTGCAACTATTGAAAAGTTGCAAGTTTTGGATTATCCAGAACTGTATGAGTTATCTGTTGATGACTTAGTTGATAGAATAGGATCTGAGAAACTGGCAAGTAAATTGTTTGACGAAATACAAAAGTCTAAAAGCGTTAGCTTGCAAGAATTACTGCCAGCTTTCTCTATCAGTTTAATCGGTCAATCGGCTTCTCAAAAATTATGCGATAGTATCACATCTGTCGATGAGATATCAGAGACTACTTGTGTAGAAGCGGGCATTGGTCCGAAAGCGACTGCTAATCTATTGTCTTGGTTAGAAACAGAGTTCAAACCCAACAAATACAGAGACTCATTACCTTTCAACTGGAAAGTTAAGAAAGTAAATAAAATAGAAAAGGTTCAAGGAGTTGTCTGCATTACTGGTAAGTTGAAAAGCTATCCGACTAAGGCTCATGCAGAACAAGTTCTCAAAAATTTCGGATTTATAACTAAACCCAGTCTGACTAAAGACTGCACTCACTTAGTAAATGAGAGTGGAATTGAGTCAGCCAAAACACAGACAGCTCGGGAACGAGGTGTCATAATAATAACAAACATTAGACATTTAATAGAGGAAAACACAAATGGCATTACCTAAATGGACAGATGAAAGAACTCAACAGTTAGTAGATTTCGTTGGTAACGAATCTCCAGTTTCTCAGTCAACAGTAGCTGACGCTGCTGAAAACCTTGAAACTACTGTTAGATCAGTTTCATCAAAATTAAGAAAAATGGGATTTGATGTAGAACTTGCTTCAGCAGGTAACAGCAAATCATTCACATCAGAGCAAGAAGCAACTTTACAAGCTTTTGTAACAGACAATTCAGGCTCTTACACTTATGCAGAAATCGCTAGCAACTTTGCTGGTGGAGAGTTCTCTGCTAAGTCAATTCAAGGTAAAATTCTTTCTATGCAACTTACCGAGCATGTTAAACCAGCTCCTAAAGTTGAAACTGTAAAGACTTACACTGAAGCAGAAGAATCACAATTCGTTGACATGGTTAACGGTGGTTCTTTCATCGAAGAAATTGCTGATGCTTTAGGCAAATCAGTAAATTCAATCAGAGGTAAAGCACTTTCACTTCTTAGAGCAGGTGAAATCAATGCTATACCAAAACAAAGAGATACAAAAGGAACAAGCAAGTCCGATCCACTTGCTGACTTAGATATCAGCGACTTAACAGTCGAAGAAATTGCTGACAATATCGGCAAAACTGTAAGAGGCGTTAAAACAATGTTGACCAGAAGAGGTCTTCAGTGCGCTGACTACGATGGATCAGCTCGTAAAGAGAAGTAAATAATAAACACAATTAAGCGGGGTTCGCCCCGCTTATTTTTGTTCGGGAGAGTTTTTTGACATTAGAGAGTGGATTACTAAAACAAATTATATCGCTTGGTGATTTTGACACATGGAATCATCTTAAGCAACACTACTTTCCAGAAGGAGAGTATCAAAAGCTATGGTCTATAGTAGATAAGCATGTGAATAAATACCACGAACTTCCCACCTTTGAACAACTAAAACTAGAGATACGCTCTAGGGAATTGCAAGAAAAGATCTATGCAATCGAGGCAGTCGATACAGACATCGAGCCACACATCCTTTTAGATTACCTAAAAAATCAATTTACCCAAAATGAAATACTAGCCCGTATTGAAAATTACGTGGAACAAACCATTGCAATCTCCGATGCAAAAGAGAACATTGATCTTTTGCAGGAGATTGTAGTTCAGGTTGAAGATAGAGTTGACGTAAACGACGACGCAGAAAACATGAACTACGTCGAACTCTTTGATGACGAAGATGATCTCAAGAAACATCTTCCATTGGGTCTCAATCAAGATTATGATATCAGTTTTACATTCTCTCCCAAAGATTTGGTCGTTGTTGGCGGCTATCGAGGCGGAGGCAAATCCTTTACCTGTTGTAATATGGCAGTATCTGCCCACGAACGTGGACGCAGTGTACTCTACTTTACAATAGAAATGGATTCACGAGCCATCTTGCAACGTATGTGTGCAATGGCTACTGGAGTGCCTATCAGTAGGCTTTCGAGAAGAAAACTCTTTGATAAAGAGTGGGATCTCGTTGCTGAGTGGTGGGCAAACCGTTTTGAAAATGGAGGTATGCACTTAGCAAACTTCTCCAAGCACAGGGACTTTGACAAGTTTCACCGTGAACTCACAAGAAACAAGTTGACCTCTGGTGCACAAATAGACGTTCATTACGATCCTGGACTCACTCTCTCAAAGATCGTAAACATTGTTCGTCAGAAACGACTTCAGTTACCAGACTTAGGTCTGATAATCGTGGACTACCTCAACCAAGTTAAACGCCACAACGCTCCAAGTCGTTCAGGTCAGTATGACTGGACTGAACAGATAGAGATTTCAAAAGGTTTAAAACAGTTGGCACAAGAAGAAAAATGTTTAATCGTGTCAGCTTTCCAGACTTCCGAAAAAGGAGAAGTCAGATTCTCAAAAGGTATTCTCGATGCAGTAGATGCTGCTTACAGTATTCAGCATTGGGGAGATCAAGAACAGTGCATCAAGTTTGTATGTACTAAAATGAGAAATGGAAAAGTAGAAGGATTCACCTCGACTATGAACTGGGAATCATTAAAGATCGGACCACAAACCGCTATTGATCCCGATGAACGAGCTGAATTAAAAGAAACAATGGAAACTGGAGAAAGTACATATGATTTATGATAGATGCAAAAGCGCACCTTATGGACATGGTTTCCTCATTTGGAGAAAGTATAGACATGATTCTATATACAGAAGTACAGTTACAAGAAGCATATAGGGAATACTGTAATGAGTTACCTAGATGGATGCCAGTTCCTGATATAGAGGAATTTAGAATAATCTTTGAAGATTATTGGAATGAAGAAATATGGGAGATAAATAACCAAGGTGGTTATTGAACCTAAAAATATAGGTTTTATTCACATTCCTAAATGTGGAGGAGCATCTATAAATCGACAGTTAGCGAACTTTTTTGATAAAAGAGTTGCTCTTGCAGATCGCAATCATCCTTTTATTATACAGTATGTTACTCCTGCTAATACATTATATGTTTGCCCTCATTTTACATATGATGAAGCATGGACACAGTTTCCTAACATTAGATATGTGACTCAAGTAAGAAACCCTTTAGATAGATGGGAAAGTCTATATAAACATTACTATCAGCGTAACTCCATTAAAACATGGGATATAGAAACTTGGACAGAAAATGCTATGAAAAGTCTTAAAAATGCATGTCTTTACGGTATATTTGAAAATAAAATACAGTATGAGCATAGATCAGCTTTTTGGGATCAATCAAAAATGTTTTTACCCGCGTGGATGTATTATAGACAACCAGAAGTAGAAGTTCATAAATTAGAAGAACAAACTATATGGAAAGCTTTAGACATACCTCCATGTCATGTTCATAAAAGCAGAACAGTTTTAATAGATTACGATAGAGAAAAAGTAAAGGATATAATCTACGATTATTATAAAAAGGATTTTGAATATTATGGCGGATGATAGAGTAAGTAGAAAAACGGCAGAGTTAGTGCCACTACCACCACATACTTGGTATATAAGAACTATTGGATGGTTGTTGGAACAGGAAAAAGTAAAAGAAAATATTATGAATGTTCCCCCAAATGAGCCTCTTCGAGAAGCTCTAAAAAACGAAGGAGTAAGATCTCCTTTTCTCTGTATGCCAAATTGGTATCCGATTGCAGGAAGTCAAAGACTTAGAGTATTAAGTGAACTTCCTGAGTTATGGGAACAAGAAGTAAGAGTGTGCAGATTTAATGAAGAATGGTGGCTTATGTTTTACCTTTGGGGAGACAAAGCCGAAAGAGATAGAATCGTAGCTATTTGGTTTCAAATGGCAGAACTGGTATGGAAATCTATGTACTATGAAGATGATCCTAAGTTTAAAGAATACGAGAGATTAGGAGACACACTTCCTTGGAAACATAAGCAAAATGGTTGAGATTACACAAAAAGCACAGGATTATTTAAAAGACGAATATCGTATGATTCATGCCAATAAAGATATTGGTATGATGATTGGTGAGCAAGTTATGTATTGGGTTTGGAATATTCAAGATCTAACATTTGAGTTTGCAGGTGATGTTCGCATACTAGACTTTGGATGCGGTAAAGCATATCCTTACACTAAGAGAAGAATACACAGACTTTGGGATACTACTAAAGTTATATTTTATGATATTGGAATACCAAAGTTTGAAAAGAAACCCACAGTAGGTGAGTTTAATGCAGTTGTATCCTGTGATGTGCTAGAGCATATTCCAGAAGATGAAATAGATGCAACTTTTGAGTATTGGTATGCAAATCCAAACATGAAGTTTGTGTTTGCAACTATAGCAGGTTTCCCAGCAAGAGCCACACTGAGTGATGGTAGCAATGCTCATGTAACTCTCAAACCAATAGAGTGGTGGATTGAAAAAATCAAGAAGTATCAAAATTGCAAAACAGAGCTAATGTACTTCCCCGAAAAAGGTAAGCAGTATGCAGCCCAAAGATACATACTCGAATATAGTTCTTGACATACAGTTAAAAATAGTGTATAATAATATCATATGACAGCAGAGGAATTTTTACAAGAAAAAGGCATAAGATTTACCCACAGTGGTAGAGACTGCCTTATATCATGTTTAAATCCTGAGCATGATGATAGCAACCCATCTATGAGGGTTGATCGAGTTACAGGTTTATTTAATTGTTTTCCCTGTGGTTTTAAGGGAAACATTTTTACTTACTTCGGAGCACCACAGTCTCCATTGGAAGTAAGGATTCATAGAATAAAAGAAAAAGTATTACAAATCAGATCACAAACAGTCGGTCTAACTCTCCCAAAAGAAAGACTGAAATGGCAAGGTGGTGTGTTCCGAGGAATCAGTGCTAAAACACTTGAGATTTGGGACGCTTTCACATGGGATGCTCCAAAGTTCGAAGGACGCATCATCTTTCCAATTAGAGATATAACTGGGAAAACAGTAGCACTGATAGGCAGAATGATTAATGATGTAGGACCGAACAAGTACTATATCTATCCACAAGGAGTACAAATGCCATTCTGTCCAGCGAAAGTTAAACCGATACAGAACAGAGTTATTTTGGTAGAGGGTATCTTTGATGCTCTCAACCTTTGGGACAAAGGTCTCAAGAATACAGTTTGTTGCTTCGGCACAAACCAAATGAACTGGGTTAAACTCAGTTTACTTAAATTACAGGGTGTCAGAGGACTTGACATTATGTTTGATGGCGATGATGCAGGACGTAAAGCAGCAGAGGCAACTAAAGGGTTAGCAGAGAAGTTGGAAATGTCAGTGCAAATCATAACACTCAAAGATGGACAAGACCCTGGCAATATGAATCAAGCAACAGTAGACAAGGTTAGAAAAAGATTATATGGCTAAAGCATTTGATCCAAGAAAGCAAAAAGAGTATGAAATTACTATGGCAAATAAGCGAGGAGACTATTATGGTACTGCCGAACCTATGTGGTTTAGAGAAACTCTTTATAGATCAAAATTAGAAGCTAGTTGGGCACTGTGGTGGAGACTACATGGTATAGAGGCTCAATATGAACCAATAACAGTAACTCTAGAAAATGGAGAGATTTACACTCCCGATTTTTTTCTTCCCGAATATAAGATTTGGGTTGAATGTAAAAGTGCTGGTGCATGGAAGAATTTAAGAGAAGAAGTAGAAAGAAAAATTAGAGGACTTACAGACATAAAAAAACAACGAGGTATAGTAATAACTTCAATGCCTCATTACATTCTCAGTGGAGAAGTAATAGAATTTTATTGTAACAACAATCCTATAGCATATAATACAAGTGCTGGAGTATTAAAACTACCAGCAGAAATTGGAAACAAAGGAAGGTTGCGACCCCTTTTTAAAACGGCTTATCATATAGCAAAAGAGCAAGACCAGCTTAGAAAGGAATATTTTGAAGAACGAGAAAATCTAAAATATGATAATTCTGATAGAATACAATTTATAGAAGAATTTTTAAAAGATTGCGATATAGATTTTGAAACATTTAGTTATGAGAATAACATTTCTAAAGCAAGTCTTAAGGTACAGGCATGGAAAGGAGGTCACTCGCGTAAAATATATAATTGGAATCCAGAATTTGATCAAGTATGGGATGATAATGATACTATGTATAACTATCGCTCCATTAGTTGGTATAATTATGATTTAGAAACTTGTATTAAACTAGGAGTAGTGTTCGATCACCATGAAGAAGACCTTCCCTATTATAAGGAATGGAGTAATGCTATAGAGAAATGCATTAAAGAAACAAGAAGATTATGTAAAAGTAATAATATTGATTTTAGTAGTCTTAAAATAAATAAAATAAAAGAATATCTGAAGTATATCGAAGAAAAGAATAAAGTACCAGGAACAGTGTGGATTGGTCAGAGTTTTGATACATAGTTCTGGAGACATATGGTAAGTACTGGAATTACTTATGAATCAAGCAACAGTTAGAAAAAGATTATACCGATAGGAGGAAAAATGATAATTAACCCACAAAAAGATCACGCAGTAACAAGTTTAGCTGAAATTTTTTCACTAAAAGAAATAAATGAAATAACAGGATTAGAAATAACCTTTGATGAATATTGTACAATAGGCGAACATTATAAGATGAAGAACAAAAAGCAAACTAAAAAAGCCTTTAAGAAACTGGCACAGTCATCTTATAAAGGATTTGTAGACGCAAAGAAAGACTACTGTTTAACCAAATATAAACATGGAGTATTAGATGCAGCATCTACAACTCCATCTTATGGAGTATTAGATGCAACAGGCTAAAGTAGCATTAATAGAAAGTATACCAACAAGTACAGATTTTAATAAGTATCTTGACTTCGACTTTGATCGTTTTGCACTTTGCAGCGATAGTAGTAAGAAAAAGATACTGAAACGAGATGTCGATATTGAAATCAATATTGATGATTACGAATGGCTAGTCCTAGTGGGGTCAGAGCCTTTCAAACAATTTACACGTAAGTCTTCAATCACCGAATACAATGGAAAAGTAATTGACGAAAAATTTCTCGGTCTAATCAATCCTGCGATGATTCGGTTTAAACCTGAAGCCAAGAAAAGTTTTGAAGAAGCCATCGAGAGTATCAATGGATATGTCTCTGGCGCATTAAAGATAGAGAAATTA